TCCTAACTTTGGTGGACGACTTTTATATCTTTCTTGCGCCCACTCCTCTAAAGTCAACATTTGCATATTTTTCTCTCCACACTGTCCGTACACAGTTTAAATAGATATTAGTCAATGCTGGTGGTTATTAGCCCTTTTTCTCTTTATAAAGTTCATTAAAACGGCGTAAGAATAGGGATTTTGCTTGTCGAGGGGGTAGCGGGGTGACAGCAAAATCGCTAGCTGGAATACCTTCAAGCATTAACCAGTTACTACCTGCATCAATGTCTAAATCACGCTTTTCTATGGCTAACATCACTAGGTCTGCAAAATGGACTTCATCAGATATATTTTCAGGTAACCCAAACTTTTTGCGGATCATTTTTTCCACACGCAATTCAATTAATTTATATTCAGGCAATAACTTTTTAAGTGGTGACGGTAGGTCTTTGACATAAGCTTCACTGGCATCATGAAGTAGGGCCTCTAAAGCAAATTCAGGTGCAACTAAATAACTTGCATATACAGAATGCTGAGCAACAGAATAGAAATTATCAATCTGTCCATTAAAGCGACACTCATTAGCTAAACCTGTCGCAATATCTTGAATGTCTATATCTTCGATCCGTACATCGAGATAATAGAAATGTTTATTTGTTGCTGTTGCAATATAAGACATTATTCTCTCCACACAATTTACAAATGCCACCAAGTTAGTGGCATTTGTGCGATTAATTACGCTGAAAATTTACCAATGAATGTTTCGATTTTGCTTTCATCGAATTCATTGCAAAGCATATCTCGAAACTCTTGAGCGATTTGTTCTTCAAGTTTTTCAAGTTGAATGATTCGAAGAACTAAAACGGGAATATCATCACCAGTGAGTACGCTATAACGTAATTTAATGCTACGTTCTTTTAATTCGTCATAAGGAGTACAAGTAAACTGGAATGTAGCAGGCATAATGTCTTTGCTTCTTGCTTCAACATTTTCTAACACTGAGCGTTTAGCACTAAAATCAGCATCTTCATGTTCAGCAGAGCGTGTTGATTCAATCGTAATACGACGAACAGCAGAAATAGCTTGTTTGATATCTAAAACATTACCGTCAGCATCAAATGCCATTAAATAATCGTGCCAATCTTCTAACCACTCGGCTAATTGTTTTTGACGATATTTAACACCATCCATTTTTAATAATGCTGTGAATGGGGCGGTTTGTTTTAATTTCACAATAGCAGTGTTATCAGCATGACCTGCTTTACCTATTGTGCCGAGATTAAAAATAGTTTCGGCACTCATTTCATCGGCATCAATAAAGCAGCTAACACCTTCATCAATTGCATTCTTGATTGAGTATTTAACAAAGTCGCTTATACTGGTTGTTTTCATTTCCCCGCGAAAACGGAAACGGCCTTCTTGTAAATTTTCTAAACTACTTACTTTAAAGTCATTCGGAAGCACAATCGCTGGACAAAGAGATTTTTCTATTGCTTCGAGGCTTAATGAAGCCGCGGTCATATCTTGAATTTGCGAAATAGCATTACCGTCTAATTGAGACATGAGTAGACTCCTACTTATTTAAAAGTATTAAATTAAATGGATAGGTTTAATTAAAAATAAGAAAACTAATTAATGGCTTTTAATTTACCATCGGGCTGACCTTGTAAAGAAAATAATTGACCTTGATCTTCTTGCATAATGGTCAACTTGCCGCCTTTACCCACGTACATAGGTGTTTTGGTGGTATCTTCCTCAGTCCGTTTTCCTCTAGGTGTTGGTGCAGAGAATTTAAGCTTATGAGTTATTTCAACTCGTTTTTCTTCCATTGAATTACTAAGGCGAGCAAAATCTAATTCAATAGTGACTTTGCCTTTTCCACCATTATTTAAAACGCCTAAAGCCACATCATTTAAAACAGCAGAGACTTTATTTTCAAAAACGCCAGCGTCCAATTCAGAAAGAAAGTCAGGGACATTTGTCTTACGATCTTCTGGGCTCATTTCTATAACCTCACGTTATCACTTCACACAATAAGAAAGGGTACTAGCGAGTTGATATAATCCTGATATGACATTTCACAAAGAATGCCAGTACCCTTACTTATTGTTAGATTTGATAAAAATGGCTGACTGAGCAGAACATTATCACCACAACCCCTTTTAATGGTAAAAGACTCAGCCAGCCATTGTTTCTCTTCACACGTTCTCTTCACACTTCAAATATTGTGCCTGATTATTTTCCCACCTCAGGCGGTGGTGGTTTCTGCTATTCCCCAACAGACAGAAATTGATTATTATTAATACACCCCAACAAGCAGAAGGATGATTTAATGATAACTTATGAAGAAAAGCAGCTTCCTAGAAAACCGGCACCATCAGAGAAATTAACACCTGATGGTCAAGTGCCTAGGAGACCAGCACCTCAACCAAAGCCACCCCAAAAATAAAGGAGTGTTACCGTGAACCACCAGGACCCAATTTTTACAATTACTAGCTCTTACTATCTAAACGAAATGCAAAGTGTTGTTTCAGGTAGGATCGATAAATTTATATCAATCGCACTATTTATCCTTGGTGGTTCTGTTATGGCCTCTTTCTCTAACATGTTCATCATAGGGGCGCTTATTTCAGCGCTATCAGCAATTCAAATTTTTTGCCAATTTGGTAAACAATCTGACGCCTCTAATGGCAGAGCCAAGCAATATTTAGCATTAATGCATGATGCGTCAAAGCTTACTGAAGAAGAATTACACCAAAAAATAGGCAGCCTATTACAAAGTGACGTATTTGTTTTTGGCTCCTTGTATAATCCCGCGTATAAACGTGCCGCTATTCACTTAGGATTGCCGGACGATACGAAACTTACAAGGTTTGAGTCTGTAATGGCTTGGCTCGCAGGTGACCTGCCTATTTCCCCACATAATTGATTCTCTTCACATATAAAAATCATTTACTTTGTATCTGAATAGCGCTTTTACTGATGTACTCTGCTATTTCGGCATCTAGCTTTTTTACATCGCTCATTAGTCTTTCTCGCTTACCGTGTAAAACAGGGAGATAATCTATGCACTGCAACTTGCCCCTCATCCACTTTGCGATATCTTCGTTAGTGAAACCATCTGGCGCAATGATTACGGGTTCTGTTGTCATTTGATTCACCTAAGTTGTAATTAATGCTTTATTTAAAACACCTTTTGGTTGTTATGATAATTGTAAAAATGAAAAAGTCAACAATTTTATGTTGTTTGATTTGTTTTAAATAAAATTTAACTATAAGCTCAAAGGAGGATATATGAACGCTAACCCTGCATTTAACTACAAAAGAAATCGTGACAAGTTATTCGCTAATTTAATATCAATCATTGATGGTATTCTTTCCGACGGGGAGCTATCTGATACGGAAATTTTATATGTAACTACATGGCTTAATGAGTCACATCAAATATCTGATAACCCATTTATTCAACTACTTAAGGACAGAATTACTCGAATTTTAGATGACGGGATTATAACCAAAGAAGAAAGATTAGATCTAGTTCAAACCTTAAAAAATGTACAACAGTCAATCATGGATATGCCCAGTGTTGACTTGTATTCAAAAGAATCAGATGTAAATTTGTTAATCGGGCTTTGCAAAGGGATAGTTGCAGATAAAAAACTCGAAGTTGATGAGATAAATTATCTCGATTGGTGGTTATCTAAGAATGGTCAGTTAAAAAAAAATTATCCTGGGAAATATCTTTATGAACTCATTAAGAAAATAAAAAAAGATGGGGTGATCAATAAAGACGAAAGCCAACTTTTATATCAAGCTTTAGTTGACTTTTCTGGTACAGATCTTGAATACGGTGTTGTGGACGGTATGTCCTCTATATTACCTTGTGACCAATTAGATGTAGTGGAGGTCAAAAATTCATCTTTCTGTTTAACAGGTAGTTTTATATCAGGGAAAAGAGCTACTATAGCTGAAAGAATTAACAGTGCTGGTGGCTCAATTGTTGATAGAGTGACACATAATACTCATTTTCTTGTAATTGGAGCTATGTCTTCTCGAGATTGGAGGTTTTCAAGTTACGGCAGAAAAATAGAAAAAGCTATCCTTGATCGTGATAATGGAAGATCTAATGTAAAAATAATAACAGAAGAGCTGTTAATTAAATCACTACCAGCTTCTCGATGACCAAAAAACCCTTCCAATAATATGTACTCGAGCAGCCATCTCGTTTTTACTGAGCTGCTCATCTGGGTACTCATCTTTATTAAAGCTTTTAATAATTATTCCGCCATCTGGCTGATAAACTAATATTTTCACCCTCAATAAAACTCCATCACGTATTGCGTAAAGATCACCATCACGTATATCTCTCTTACTAATATCCACGGCTACTAAATCACCGCTATTTAATACGGGGTATAGACTATTCCCAATGATTTTTACTATACGAGCATTATTTGCACTAACGTTATGCTTTCTCAACTCATCTCTGCGAAAAGGATAAGTGTACTCTTCCAGTTCAATTAATTCTGCATTAGCTCCAGAACCCGCAGATAACTCTATGTCCAACACAGGAATACCAATAAAATCACTGTTATGATACCCAATATCTTCCCATTCTTTGACTTCAAAGTTTGTTTTAGAACCGTTTTCGTCTGGCGCTCCAAACTGTAACCAGTGAGCAGAGACACCGACTGCATGTGCAATATCTTCAATTTTGCGAGGAAATGCCGTTTGGCCTGATTCAATTTTTTGAATAGACTGCTGACTAACTCCTACTTTATCCGCTAATTCCGCTTGACTTAAACCCGCTTTTAATCTGGCAGATAACAGTCTTTCTGCAATCGACATAACAACCTCCGCTTATTTTTAAGTGTATTTTACAACTTTAAGTGTTTATTTATCCAACATCTTTATGTTGTTAGTTTGGTTGTTATGTTTTATTATTAAGTTGTTTTAACAACCAGGGGGTGTTATGAATAAAACAACCAGTACCGATTGTGTGAGCGGTTTAAAAAAGGCAATCGATAAGTCAGGTGGGCAGACTCATCTAGCGAAGCTAATAACAGACATATCAGGTAAGACCGTAAAGCAACAGCAAGTATGGAATTGGCTAAATAGAAATAAGCGAATTCCTTCAGATAAAGTTTTATTTGTTGAACTGGCAACAGGCATACCAAGGGATCAACTGCGACCAGATCTTTACCCAAATAAAACTGACGGTTTACCAAAACCATAGCAAAACCATTCAAACAGTTTAACTACAAGAAGTTATCAACGGTGGTAGGAAATGAATAGTCAATCAATAAAACAGGTAGTGAAAGACATGTGTGAGGCGACAGCTGGTGGACGTGAGGCGATGGCTGGAGCACTAGGTCTGTCTTTAACATCATTCAACAACAAGCTTTATGAGAAAAACGGTTGTCGTTCATTTGATTTAAACGAGTTGTTCGCGATGCAAGATATTTCTAAGACCGTTTTATTTGCTGAATTTGTCGCTCGTGAATCAAACCGTTTACTCGTGGACAGAATTAGCCCTGCTGATTTAGATCAGACAGAACTATTCACATTACGTAGCAATGTTGACGAAATGCAGGGGCGTTTAGCGTTATTGATGAAAGACAGTTTAGCTGATGGCGTTATTGATAACGAAGAAGAGCAGAAAATAAAAATGATGCTGGATGGATTAATTTCGCAGATCCGCACATTTATGAATGCGTTTGTTTCGTTGCATCAAAAGAGAAATTAAAGATGGCTATATCCAGAAAGGGTGAAGCCAAAGGTGTACGGCCTCTGGCTTCGGTTTGCCAAATTTCAATTGTGTGAAGAGAAATTAGCATGAGTAGATTAGCGCATTTAGTACCTAAAAAGCAATTCCGGTGTTTACCTGTCTCAGGTCGTCAGTCATTTCGCTATGTAGAAATCATAGTCTCTGACAAACAACCAGACAACTACAAGAAACCTGCATGTTTGGTAGATAGGCAGGCTCTTAAAAAGGCGTGGACTGATTTTTATTTTTCAAGTGGAGAGCGGGGCAATGAGCAATGAGAACCCAAACCAACTTAATCGCTACTACAAAAATCACCGAGGTGTTGTTGTTCGTTATGACAGAGAAAAACAGCGCGTTATTTTTATGCTTGATGGTTGTGACGACCCACAGTGTGAACCTGTACAGCGTTTTAAAGAGAAGTACACAGGTATTAAGTAATGAGGTGGCAAGATGAGTTTATTATTACTAAAAAGTCGCCCTTTAGTCGTTATTCCTGAGTTAGCGGTACGTCTTGGTTTAAATGAGGCGATGCTGTTACAGCAAATTCAATATTGGTTAACTGAAACTACTTCAGGTGTTGAATATGACGGCTCACGCTGGATTTATAACACCGTTGAGGAGTGGAAGGAGCAATTTCCTTTTTTCTCTGAATCAACGATTAAACGCGCTTTTGCTAATTTGAAAAAGCAGGGTGTTTTACGCATCGAGCAAATTAATAAATCGAACCATGACCGCACTAATTATTATGCGATTAATTACGATCACCACTTGCTAACCGATGAGGTCAATATGACCCAATCGAACAGTGATAATTCATCTAATCGAATAGTTCAAAATGACCTTATCGATAAGCGCAAATTGAAACCGTCAAACAGTTCAAAATGCGCTGTTCTGAACAGGTCAAAATGGCCTGATCTTACAGAGAATACAACAGAGATTACTTCAGAGAGTACAACAGAAACAGATCATTCGTTGCAGAATTCTGACGAATCCAGCGACCAGCCGAAAAATGATTTTTTAACTCGTTATCCTGAAGCAGTGATTTACAGCGCTAACTTCCAAAAATGGGGCGATGAAGGTGATTTAAAAACGGCGAAATGGATGTTTGGTCGTGTTAAAAAACTAAATCCATCTGCGCTAGAGCCTACTTGGTATGACTGGGCGAACGATATTCGTTTGATGCGTCAAATCGATGGGCGTACCCATGAGCAAATTTGTGCCTTGTTCGATTGGGCCAACAAAGACTCATTCTGGTACCAAAACATTTTAAGTCCTCGTAAGTTACGTAAACACTTTGATGAACTATTCGTTCGTAGTCAAAAGCCAAAGGATGAGCTAAAGGTTCAAGTTGACACCGTTGAACGTGATAGTGCCTTTTCCCGCTTGATTGGCTCTCGGTCTAAACCTAAAAACCGCATTGAAGAAATTGCACTTGAGCTAGCAGGTAAAACAGGCATTCGTCGTATGAGTGAGTTTTCAGGTCGCCAAGCATGGAACAGCATTTGGAAGCAAGCGATAGAAATGTTACAGGAGACTCAGTAATGCTAACTAAATACATTTTGTTCGTTGGTTTTTGGTTTGTAGTGACATTATTGATTGGGTTATGGGGTACTTATGCCTGAGTTGATGTTAATGGATATTGTGAAGGAGAGAATAATCTGCCCATTTAATCACGTGATGTACGGTCACGAGTAAAACGTGGAGAGAAATAGCATGATGCAAAAAATAATGGAAGTTTCAGTATTACCCATAATGAATCGTGAATTAACTATGTCGAGTCGAGAGATTGCCAGTTTAACGGGAAGTAATCATTCCGATGTTAAGCGTTCTGCCGATAGGCTTTTTGTTGCTCAAATTTTAACCCAGCCATTGGCTGAGTTCCCTTTTGAACATAACGGCAATCAATATACTGAATATCGTTTTAATAAAAGAGACTCTCTGGTGTTGGTAGCTCGATTGTCACCTCAGTTCACAGCAAAAATAGTTGATCGCTGGCAGGAATTAGAATCAAAAATGCAGCCAGTCATTCCTCAAACATTACCAGAAGCATTGCGATTAGCAGCAGACTTAGCAGAAGAAAAACAAAAATTGGAAAGTGAACTGGCGATTGCGACACCTAAGGCTCAGTTTGTTGATAATTATGTTTTATCCCATGGTTCTATGACATTTCGACAAGTGTGTAAATTACTGCAGGCGAAAGAAACCGATTTTCGTTGTTTTTTAATTGATAAGAAAATTATGTATCGCTTGAATAATACGTTTACGCCTTATCAAACTCATGTCGATCTTGGTCGCTTTGAGATAAAAACGGGAACGAACCAAAAAAATAACCACGCTTTTGCACAATCAAGGTTTACTACTAAAGGTGTGAAGTGGATTGCAGGGTTATGGGCTGAATATAAAGTTGAGGATGAGATTTAATGAAACTACTCTTAACGCCCTATATTCAGTCTGACCTTGGCGTTGTTTTATTGAAGCCTGGAGCGGAGTTGCTTAAGCAATTTAAACCACATTCGCGCGTGATTATTAGCGATGTACCAAAAAGTTTAGATAAATGGCCTTCTGGGGCATTAACAGGAAATGAACAGCCATTATTGGATAACAAGGGCATTGTTGATTTTTTGAATAATAAAAAAGTTCTCCAAGCTATGGGAGGATTGTCATCGATGAATATGTGGATAGGCAGAAATATCCATTGTTGTCAGATTAACGATAAGCATGACAGTTATCATCATCATGAATTAACAACCACATGGCATAAAGACGGTGTGATACGGACTTGTTGGTACCATGATAATCATATTCGCCATTCATCAGCTGAGTGGGTTGCTGAATTGGCTCATAAAAATCGTATTGCTTGGATGGTAGACACTATTCGTAGTCGTTTGAGATTAGATGATAGCCATTCGCTGACGATACCTGATTTTTTTGCTTTTGCCGTGATGCATAAACTGGTTGATAAATTACCTGATGCTATATTGCGCCGTATCTTAAATTGGCCTGATAAAACTAAAGATCGTAGAGTGCATGGCGGTTTTCCTGAAGCTGATATTGTTCCAAATGAAGTGACAGCACTATCAGCAATGAATGCGCGTTTAGATGCTATAAAACCCGTTATTAATGTGACTGTCGATCCTGAACCTCCAGCCTCATTTCTTCTTAAACCTAAAATGTGCCGTTGGGAGAATACCCAATGGCTTCAATGGGTAAAAACACAGCCATGTTGTGTTTGCGGACAACAAGCTGATGATCCACATCATATCATCGGCCATGGTATGGGAGGCATGGGAACGAAAGCTCATGACTTATTCACTATTCCATTATGTCGTCAACATCATGATGAATTGCATCATGATCCGAAACTGTGGGAAGCCACTTATGGCAATCAAATCGAATTGTTATTTTCTTTTTTAAACCGTTCATTAGGAATGGGGGCATTGGTTTAACGTGTATACGGCACGGGGAGTATTAGTATGAGAGATATGCAGGAAGTTTTATCACGTTGGGGGGCGTGGTCAGCTAATGAGGGAAATAGTATCGATTACTCATCAATTGCCGCAGGTTTTAAAGGATTAATTCCAAGTTCAAGACGAAGCCGAGAGCAATGTTCTGATGATGATGGCTTAAAAATAAATAAAGCGGTATTACATTTAAAGGTAAATAATAGTTACTTGTTTCAGTTGGTTATTATGTACTATGTGAAGAATTATCCTTTACGCTCAATGGCTTCAAAACTTGGCATTTCTCATAATGAAGTGGCTAAGCGATTGCAGACAGCAGAAGGATTTATTGAGGGGTGTCTATCGGTTGATAACGTAAAATTAGATATGGATAAAATAATTAGAAAACACAGCATTTATAGTCTTGTGTAATTACAAAACACAATATATTGTGTTAATAATGATTTTGATGTTACATGACTTATCTATTAAAAACCTCGTGAGTATAGCGGGGTTGTGTTTTTTATAGGTCTACTTAAGCTGACTTACCGCTAAAAAATAAAGTTTGCTATCTGCATTTTTCTATGGCTTAATAGCGTCACTGGTTTGGAAGTACAGACCTATTTATGTTAGTCAG